CAGCGCAGGATTAGCCCCCAAGAAAACACAATGGTTATTTGGCCTGCTACGTTTACGCATGCCCATCGCGGGAATACTGTATTTGGTAACCGCAGCAAATATATTGTGACGGGGTGGTTCTATTATGAGTAACGCCAACTACTTCGAAACTAACGGTTGTACACTTGTCAAAAATTTTATTGACGAGCAAACTGTTTCAGTTGTTTCTCAGTATCTTGAGAACAAAATTCGACGTGGCGAGTGGAAGGAAGAAAAACCGGCGGATGAGACGTCCCGGTTCTTTTATTATGCAGACCCTTTGATCGAGGTGCTGTTGCAGGCTAGTCGCACTGCTGTGGAAGATGCTACAGGCAAAGAACTCATTCCGACTTACTCGTATGCCCGAGTATATCAGCCGGGTGAATCGCTTAGGCCGCATGTTGACCGTCCTTCATGTGAAGTAAGCGTTACGGTCAACGTCGCTACTAAGGGGCCTGTTTCTCCAATTTATACACAGTACGGTAAAAACGACCCGGAGAAGCACATCCTTGAACCGGGGGACGCCGTAATATATAAGGGATGTGAAGCCACACATTGGCGGCAACCACTAGATGATGGGCAGTTGAACGTGCAGTTCATGTTGCACTATGTGGACAAGAATGGTCCGAATGCTGCCTATGCGAAGGACAAGCGCCCGCACTACGGTATGAGCGCACAACATAGGAGCCAGTAATGCCCGCAGGAACACCTAAAGTAGCCATGTTTGGGGGCAAATCAATTGTTCCCGCAGGCTCGCAAACATTTAACGCTTCTGGCACTTTCACCGTACCGGTTGGTGTTACTAAAGTCAATATCACCGGTAAAGGGGGAAATGGTGCTGCGGGTAACCCGGGCAATCCAGGCAACACTGGCCCGTGGCCCGGCTCTGGGGTTGCCGGTGGAGGCGGAGGCGGAGGTGGGGGATCACTAGCGGCCTATTACCCAACTTATAATTTCTATGGGAATTATTGTGGTACTAACGGCGGAAACGGGGGCTCTACTCCTTTAGGGTCTGGCGGTAATGGGGGTGGTGGGGGCTCGTCAGGTGCTAGCGGTGGGGCCGGAAATTCTGCGGCTAGTGCCGGCGCTGGTAACCCTGGTAACAATGGTAACTTTGGCGCCACGGGGGGCACTTCATCTGGAATTTGTAAAACTTTTCCAGGTGGGGCTGGCGGGTTCGGTGGATATGGTGGGGCTGCTGGTGCAGGCTCTGCTGGCGGTTTGGGCGGCGGCGGGGGATACGGAGGCAGTGCACTCGTATGTCCATGCGGAAATAATTTTTCTTGTGGAGGGCCGTTTGGCGGAGGCTATGGCGGTAACGTAGGCGGCGGTGCCGGTGCTAACGGCAGTAATTTGTACTCCCCCTTTCCTTGCAATCCCGATTTTGGCGGTGGCGGTTCTGGTAGTTGTAACCCAGGAAACCCCGGTAATGCGGGTGGTAATGGCGGTAACATCGGTGGCGGTTCAGGGTCCGGCAGTAGTCCTGGAGCGCCGGGTTATAGCGCAGGTGGAGGCGGAGGGCGCGGCGCTATTTTCGCAGGTGGTGGCGGTGGCGGCGGGCGTTCTGCCGGAGCGGTTCCAGGCTCACCGGGCAACCCTGGTAATCCAGGCTCTAATTCCACGCCATCTACCTTCAATTGTTTAACTGTAACTCCAGGCGGTAGTTATCCAATCACTGTCGGGAACCCAGGCGGTCAAGTAGTTATTAGTTGGAATACTCAATAATGAAAAACAGCGAACGGAAAAAAGAATTTGAGCGTTTAGATAACGAAATGTCTGTTCAAAGCAGACATGGAGATTTATCGCGTGCTCGATCTATAACCGCCGGTATTTGCCCCGGCGGTGTTACAGAAATAAACATGCGGGGCAATAACAGCAACCTGTGGATTATTTTGCAGCCTGTAGAAGTCATTGAGTTTATTCATCAACTGGCCGCAAACGTAGGGTGCCATATTCATCTTCAGCCGCGAAATGATTTTTCGAGTTGGAGAAACTGGAAGTACACCCCGGGAGAGTTGGAACACTACAGGAACGGTGGCGGTGCACTGCGGAACACCGGTTCCGGGCACGCACCCCACGTAAATGACATGGATGTGCACGCGGACAAAGGTAGAACTTTGCCGCCCCCTGAGCAGCAGCCGGGACTTCAACCCGCCTTAATGGCAAGGAGTAATGAAAATGAGCAAACTGTGGCAACTCAAAAAATTGTCGGACGGAAGCGCACTAAGCGAGCCGCAGCCGCTGCCTGAAAATTGGGGGCCCATCTTTGGCCTTCACGGCTTCATCGACCAGATCGGTGACCTGTCTTGGCTGGGCGAGTCTTACAACGATCAAGGATGGGTTGAGGTTGGCGATGCGCCTCCTGGCCCGGTTCCGTCTTCTGCGGCTGAACTCGCATGGGATCGCGCTAAGAAGATGTTGGCCGAGTCCGACTGGTCTGTCCTGCCGGATGTGCCTATGACTGCGGGCGACCGCGCACTGTGGATTGAGTATCGCCGTGCATTGCGCGAGATTCGTCTTCAGGCAGGTTTTCCCGACAACATTCAGTGGCCCAAGGCCCCTGAGTGAACAAGTACACGATCCGGTTCAATAAGTCACGCGGACAACCGGGTCGTGGCTCCATGCTTCACGTCTGGCGCGTTTTTGAGGGCAGCAGAGAAATCCTTGCCAAGCACGTTAGGATTGAAACCCGGTCGTGGACAGAGTTGGATGCCAACGGGCAGGACTACAACATCGCGTGCCGTGGGCGCATGATGTTCTTTGAAGACACCGACACGGTGGTGATCACGGAGTAAATCATGGAAGAAACCAAACCCGCCGAGACAGCCAAGGAAGTTGCCGGTAAGTCCATCGGTAGGTTTGGCCTTTTCTACATCACCCTGATCGTGCTGATTGGGGTAGGCTCCTCTTACTTCCTGTCCGACTCTGCCATCACGGCAGTGATGACGATGATCGGTGGCGCACTGGTTGCGCTCATCAACATGATGAACGGCATCGCCGGTACTGCCGAGAAGCAGGAAAAGCCCGAGTTCAAGGTCATCCAGACCCTGATCGACAAGTTGGACCGCCTGGATAAGCCTGAGCAGCCCATGAAGGTGACCGTGCAGGGCGACAAAGTGACGGTCAGCAAGGGCGACGACACTGTAACGGCGTCAAGGGAGTAAACATGGCATGGTCAGACGTACTCAAGGCAGTCATCCCTATCGTGGTGGCTGCACTTGCTTGGCTACTGGGACAGGTTGCATCCTTCTCTGAGCGTCTGACCAAGATCGAAGGGCAGATGCCTGCCCTCATCACGAAGGAAGGCACGCCCACTGACAGTCCTATCAGCGCAGAGCGCAGGCAGATTCAGAAAGAGCAACTGATGGCCCACATAAATGAGTTGCAGGTCAAGGTCAGGCTGCTTGAGGAGCGTGAGCGTATTGCCAGGGGGAATAAGTAATGCTGTCACTCATTTCGACCCTCGGCGGTCTGCTGATCTCGGGCCTGCCCAAGTTGATGGAGTATTTCCAGAACAAGGCAGACCAAGCCCATGAACTGCGTCTGGCGCAGATTCAGACTGAGCGGGAACTTCAACTGGCAGCGGCAGGCTTCGCCGCCCAGGCCCGGATGGAGGAGATTCGCACCGAGCAGGTTGCGATGGAAACCGACGCCCGGATGACCGAAGCGGCTCTGGACCACGACAAAAAGGTTCTGGAGAAGGCATCCAAGTGGGTTGCCAACTATGTCGGGACGGTGCGCCCCACGGTGACCTACTTGTTCGTGCTTGAGTTGATTGCGCTCAACGGCTTCATGGCGTGGTATCTGTGGAACCACCCGGAACTGATCCAGAGCGTAGATGATGTGATCCGCTACTCCGACCTGATCTTCTCCAGTGACGAGATGGCCATGCTCGGCGGCATCATCGGGTTTTGGTTTGGTTCTCGCCAGTGGAATAAGAAGTGAAACTGAGCAAGGTGGGCGAGGCTCTCATGCACAAGTATGAGGGCTTTAGGAGTAAACCCTACCTTTGCCCCGCTCACATCTGGACGATTGGCTATGGCCATGTGCTGTACCAAGAGCAGATCAGGCTCCCGGTCATCCGCAAGGAAGGCTATACCGGGATGCTCCGCAACGAGTTCCCCCTGAAGCTGGAGGACAACCGTGTTTGGACCAAGACGGAGATCGACGAACTATTCCATGCTGATGTCGTCGTGTTTGAACGTGGTGTTCTTCGACTTGTTCCCCGCATACTTGGCCGTCAAGGCGGCTTTGACGCTCTGGTCAGTTTTGCCTTTAATGCAGGGCTAGGCAATCTTCAGCGCAGTCAGATCAGGATGCGTGCCAATCGGGATGACTGGAACGGAGCGGCAGACGCCTTCCGCCAGTGGACGATGGGCGGCGGCAAAGTCCTTCCAGGTCTGGTTAAACGCAGGGAAGCCGAGATTGCCCTTTTCCTGTCTTGACGGGAGAATACCGATATGCCGCTCAAGAAACTCACTCTCAAGCCCGGTGTAAACAAAGAGAACACCCGCTATACCAACGAGAACGGTTGGTATGAGTGCGACAAGGTGCGCTTCCGCCAGGGCACTCCCGAGAAGATTGGCGGATGGACTCGCATATCTGCTAATACGTTCCGTGGTGTTTGCCGATCCCTGTGGAACTGGGTCACGCTGGCCGGTGAAAACCTGATTGGAGTTGGCACCAACCTGAAGTTCTACATCGAGCGCGGGGGCCAGTATTACGACATCACGCCCATTCGCTCTACGGTGACGCTTGGAACTGACCCCTTTACCGGCGATGGCACCTCAATCGTCACCGTAACTGCTGCTTCTCATGGCGGCATCACGGGGGACTTTGTGACCTTCAGTGGGGTGACGGGCGCTTATGCTCCGGTGTTGAATTCTGAATTTCAGATCACTGTTACGGGTGTCAACACTTACACCATCGACGCATTAACCAATGTGGCGGCGGGCGCCACGGGCGGTTCTACGGTATCTGCCGCCTACCAGATCAATGTGGGCCCAGAGATTGAAGTCCCAGTGACCGGATGGGGTGCGGGAACCTGGGGCACAGGGCCGTGGGGGATTGGTGTTCCGAGCACCACCCGCACATCTATTCGCCTGTGGAGCCAGGGTAACTTCGGTGAAGACCTGATCTTTGGGCCTCGGCGCGGCCCCATGTACTACTGGGATAACACGACCGGGGTGAGTGTTCGTGGGGTCGAACTTTCCACCCTGTCTGGTGCAAACGGGGTGCCAACAATCCAGAACGAGATTTTTATCTCGGACATCAACCGCTTCGTGTTTGCACTGGGCTGCAACGAGATTGGCTCCTCCGTCATCGACCCCATGCTGATCCGGTGGTCAGACCAAGAGAGCGCGGTTGACTGGACCCCTTCGGCGACCAATCAGGCGGGTAGTCTGCGCCTTTCGCACGGCTCCGAGATCGTCACGGCAGTCCAGGCCCGCCAAGAACTTGTGGTGTTCACGGACTCTGCCGTTTACTCTTTGCAGTACCTGGGCGCTCCAGAGGTGTGGGGCGCTCAACTGTTGGGCGACAACATTTCCATCGAAAGCCCGAATGCTGCGGTTATTGCATCTGGCGTGGTGTACTGGATGGGCGTGGACAAGTTCTACGCCTACGATGGTCGCGTGCAAACGCTGCCTTGCGATCTGCGGCGCCATGTCTTTGGCGACTTCAATCAGGATCAAGGTAACCAAGTGTTCGCCGGGACCAATGAGGGCTTCAATGAAGTCTGGTGGTTCTACTGCTCGGCCAACTCCACAACCGTAGACCGATACGTTGTCTTCAATTACCTGGAGAAGATTTGGTACTACGGCACGATGGCCCGCACGGCATGGCTCGATTCTGGCCTACGCAACTACCCGATGGCGGCTACGTATTCCTACAACCTTGTGAACCATGAGCAAGGGGTGGACGACAACGCCACCGGGACACCCACTGCAATCAACGCCTATATTGAATCTGCCGAGTTCGACATTGAAGACGGCCAGAACTTTGGTTTCATCTGGCGCATGCTGCCGGACGTGACGTTTGTAGGCTCGACGGCCAACAATCCGCAATTAACCATGTCGCTCATCCCCATGAAGGGGGCGGGCTCCGGGTTTAACAACCCTCAGTCTTTGGGCGGATCAAGCAGTGCAGCGGTCACGCGCACGGCCACGGTGCCGATTGAGCAGTTCACCAACATCGTTTACATCCGGGTGCGTGGGCGTCAGTTGATTATGAAGGCTGAGTCCAATGCTCTCGGCGTGACGTGGCAGTTGGGCTCACCCCGTATCGACGTTCGGATGGATGGCCGCAGATGACACTGCTTGTCGAAAATGTCACCGTACCTGCGCCGCCCAATCTTCCCCTGGCACCGGGGGATTACGACTCTCGGTATCAGGAGCAGTTCAACAACGTCCTGCGTCTGTACTTCAACCGTTTAGACGCAATACTGAGGGGTCTCGTGACTACAACCGTACCCATCCCGGTCTCTATTGGCGGCACCAACCTAGATGCCTTTGGACGGATGCGGGTCAGCAACCCGCTGACTTTGTTCGACTCATCCCATCGCTATGCGGACAACAACCTGTGGGTCAACAGCATCACCGGCACGGCAGCCGACACGTTCAATGCGAACGAGGGCTTGATCGACATGACGGTTGGCTCGGCCAGTGGTGACCAGATCATCCGCGAGACAATCAAAGTCTTTTCGTATCAGCCGGGTAAAAGCCTGTTGGTGATGAACACGTTTGTGTTCGGTGAGGCCAAGGCCAACCTGCGCCAACGGGCGGGCTACTACGGTGCAGCCAACGGCATTTACTTTGAACGCGAAGGCTCAACCAACTACATGGTCGAGCGCAGCAGCGTGACAGGCGCTCCGATCAACACCCGTGTGGCCCAGGCAGATTGGAATCAAGACCCACTGGATGGCACAGGCCCGTCTGGCCTGACGCTGGACTCTTCTAAGGCACAGATTCTCTATCTTGACGTTGAGTGGCTTGGTCTTGGTACGGTACGCACCGGGTTCATCATCAACGGGGCATTTGTCCCGTGCCACAACTTTGACCACGCCAATCTGGTCAACACCACCTACATCACCACCGCTTCTTTGCCGCTGCGGTATGAGATGACCAATATGGCAGCGACCAGTGGGGCAAGCACGCTCAAACAGGTCTGCTCGACCGTAATCTCTGAGGGCGGGTATGAACTACGCGGGGCGCAGTTGTCCGCAGGGACTCCCATCACAACCCCGAAAACGCTGACCACTGCCGGGACGGTTTACCCCATCGTGTCGTTTCGCTTGAAATCAACGCGGTTGGACGGTATTGCTATCCTGACCGCAATATCAATTTTGGGCGTCACGAACAACGCAAACTATCAATGGTCGGTGGTTGTAAACGGCACCACGACAGGTGGCACTTGGGTCAGTGCAGGCACGAACTCTTCTGTTGAGTACAACATTACCGGTACATCGTTCTCCTCTACCGGGGGCCGCATCTTGGCGACGGGCTACTTCCAAGGCTCCAACCAAGGGGCCACCAGTGTGGACATCTTGAAGGCCGCGCTGTTCACCACTCAACTTGAGCGCAACCCGTTCACAGCGACGGCCTACGAGATTACGCTTGCCTGCTCGGCTGCGTCCAACGGGGATCAGGTGCTTGGCTCTCTGGACTGGGAAGAGATTAGCCGATGACTGCCTCCTTCTACGACCTGACGCAATAAGATCATGGCACGACTGTTTACCGAACAAGAGTTTGATGACTCTGCCAATGAGGACTATCTGCGAAACATCGTGGGTGGAGGGGTTGCTCCCGCTCCTGTTCCTGCTCCTGCTTCTGCGCCAGACTATTCCGGCCTTCTGACCGGCTACTACCAAGACATCCTGGGCCGCGCCCCGGATCAGGGCGGTTTTGACTTCTGGATGAATGCTCTTCAGTCTGGAGATTACACACCAGAGTTTGTTAAGGGGCAGTTCCTTTCTTCGCCAGAGTATCAGGCGCTTGTCGCATCTCGCACAACCACGGCTGCGCCGACGACTACTACCGCGCCGACGACTACTCTCGCACCTATCATCACCACGGCTGCGCCGACGATTACTACCGCGCCGACGACTACTCTCGCACCTATCATCACCACGGCTGCGCCGACGACCACTATCGCGCCGACGACCACTATTGCGCCGACGACGACTGAGGCCCCGGTTACCACGGCTGCGCCGACAACCACGGCTGCGCCGACGACTACCGTGGCTCCGACGACTACCGTGGCTCCGACGACTACCGTGGCTCCGACGACTACTGCCGCACCGACGACCACGACTGCGCCCACTGCCAATACTCCAGGCGGCGCAGCCACAGCGTTTGCAAACAAACTCAGCAACATCTCTTCACCGTACGAACTTACGGATGAAGATCTAAAGTTTGGCGACTACACCGTCAACTACGACGCAAGTTACGACACATCTGGTAACTGGACCTATGGGAACATTACCGTCACTGCGCCGGAGGTAACCACCAGTAAGGGTGTCCCCGCCCAGGTTCTGTATGACTATGACAAGGGCGGCAACCTTCTTGGCTATCGCGTTGATTTCAGAACGGGTGGTGACAGCGGAGTAGTTGTCAACTTTAACCCTGACGGGTCTGTAACCAGTCAGAACAAGTACGACCGCTCCGAAGGCTGGCGTCCATTTGTAGGTTCTGCTCTTGCGCTGTTTGGCTCAGTCGCACTGCCCGGGCTTGCAAATGTTTTAGGGGGTGGCTTAACCGGCAGCGCACTTGCCGGTGGAATTCTGGGTGGTGCCGGTGCCGCTGTAGCCGGTGCTGAGGGCTCGGACATTCTTCGCGCTGCCGCTACTGGGGCCGCAGGTTCTGTTGCGGGCCAACTAGGAAATCAACTTGGTACTTCCGTAAGCCAAACAATTGGTGGCATTCCCGGAGACATAGTTGGTGGTGCGATCAAGGGGGGCATTCAGGCGCTCCCTGGGGCCATTGCAACCGGCGACATTGGTGCGGTTGGAACCGGTGCTTTGACTGGCGGCGTCACCGGAGGCGCAACGGCTGTGGGGAGCGCCCTGACACAAGGGCTCGGTATCACGCCCCAACAAGTCAATGCAGGCATAAATCTGGTCCGGGCTGTTGAGGCTGGTAACACCACGGCGGCAATCAACGCCGCAGCCGGATTGGTCAACAACCCCGACGTAACGGTAGCGGCTAAAGCCTACACCCTGATGCAAGCGGCGCAGGGGGGTAACCCCATAGCCATGTTTGCTGCGGCGCAGCAGTTGGCGAGTGCCATCAATGCGTCCCCCACATTCAGAACCGCCACCACGACGACTACTGCACCTACCGCAACCTCCGGGCTCGGCGCAACCCAGTCTGAGTTGGAGCAGATCGCCGCCGGGGCGGGTTCATTCCAGACCACACCGGGTGTGATGTCACAGGATGCCCTGGATTTGATTACCGCTGTTGAGGGTGGGGAAGGCGTCAAAGAAGCGTTTGTTGCCCCGGCAGTGGGACTTGCCGCATCCCCTGCGGCACAGCAGATTGCCCAACAACTTATTCAGCGTGCCCAGAATATGGCCGCAACCCCTGCGGGGCAGGAGGCACTTCGGCAGGCTGCAACATCCAGTACCGCAGTTCGGGATCTGCTAATCACGTCCGGCGTGTTTACTGCCGCAGGCATGGCGTCGTTCCTTCAAGGCGGCGCTATGGTGCCGCCCAACTTGCAAACGCAAACCCAGACGGGTACCGGTGCTGGCACCGGTGCAGTTATCCCCGGACAGGCTCAAGATGTAATAGACCTTGCCGCAGGGCGTGTCCCAGGCACTTCCACGGCAGTTACGCAACCCGGCACCTCCACGGCGGGTACCCAAACAGTCAACGTCACGGCACCTCGCGTGACCCCCGGCAGTACAACGGGCGATACGTTTACCCCTGAAGCCTGGGATTTGTTTACTGGTACAGGTACTGGCACAGGTCTGGCTACCTCTGACGCACAGCGCCTTGCGGATCGTCTTGGGATTTCCACGAACACCGCAAGTGCATTGTTGCAAGCCAATCCCGATTTGTTTGGTGATTTGATTGGTGGCACCACACTGGGTGCAACGCCGCTTGATTTAGACAAAATGAATTTGCGCGAACTGCGCATGTTGGAAAACGACCTCCTTCGGGGCGGTAGCACCGGTGCAGGGGAGGTTGACTTTAATGTCTATGGTGGTCGGGGCACCTCAAACCCAGTTATTGCTTTAGATTCCAACGGCAAAGAAATCCGACTTCAAGACTTTATTTCGATTGTTAACCAAGAACTTATAACTCGTGGGGTTACCTCAACCACCGTAGCGCCGACAACTACCGTAGCGCCGACAACCACGGCTGCGCCGACAACCACGGCTGCGCCGACAACCACGGCTGCGCCAACGACTACCGTAAGACCCACGACCACCGTAGCGCCGACAACCACGGCTGCGCCGACAACCACGGCTGCGCCGACAACCACCGTAGCGCCGACAACCACCGTAGCGCCGACAACCACCGTAGCGCCGACAACCACCGTAGCGCCGACAACCACGGCTGCGCCGACAACCACGGCTGCGCCGACAACCACGGCTGCGCCGACAACCACGGCTGCGCCGACAACCACCGTAGCGCCGACAACCACGGCTGCGCCGACAACCACGGCT